AAGCCGTCGACGGCGAGGTCTGTCAGCAACTATCTGGGGAAGTACTTGAGCAAGGGCGTACAAACGGCGGAATTTACGCCGCAATTGCGGGCAGATGTCGTCGCGGCGGCCTACCAAACGCGCTGGGTGTTCAGTTCGGTGGGGTTCTGGGTGCCCTGGGTGCCGGTATGCCCGGGTTGTAAACAGCCCTGGGTGGGGGCACAGTACCGGTGGCATGGCGTCCCCCATCGACCTCCAGGGCAAGACGACGACGGAGGCCATAGCCAGCTTGCGTGGAGCTTCGCCACGAGCCACGAACGCGCTGGCCCTGGCTGCGCTTGAAGGGCTCCCGCAGTGGGCCTCGTCGAGTGAGGCGGTTACTGCGGGCATGCCGGTGGACGTCGCGACCCGCTACATGGGGCCCGACGGCATATTGCCGCGGATGAGGCTCATCGCGTGCGGGTGGCTCAAGCCGGGGGACAGTTTCCGTCACCCGGAGGATACCGAATGGTGGACGTCGCCATATCGGTACGACCTCTGGGAGCAACTGGCGACGTACGCGGCGTATGTCGACAGGACGGGGCGTCACGAGTACACGTGGGACTCCACGGTAGCGGAAGCCGACCCCGGGGCGCTATCGCAGGCCCTGCAGGCCACCGTGGCAGAGTTGGCGCCGGTGCTGGAAGCGCCGTGCCCCAAGTACCTCGTGCCAACGAAGCGCGGCCAGCTGCCGCTCTTGAACCCGGAGTGCGCGAGGAAGCCGCTCGAGGCCTAGCGTGGCGGGCCGAATATGGTCGCGGCGGCACTGAGGTAGGCGTTGCTCGAGCCAGAGACCTCAGCAATGGCAGCAACATCAGCCCCGACACAATTGGGCGCATGGTGAGTTATTTTGCCCGCCATGCCGTTGATTCAAAGGGCGAGGGATGGTCGCCCGGTCAAGACGGGTTCCCGAGCGCTGGCCGTATTGCCTGGGCGCTATGGGGCGGAGATGCTGGGCGAACATGGGCGAACAAAGTAGCAGGCCAGATGGATAGGGAGGACGACAATGGAGCGTAGATTACTCTCTACCGTCTCATCTGATGCTGGCCGACTGATGGGCTATGCCTCGGTCTACGGGCCGCTGAGCGAAGATCTAGGCGGTTTCCGTGAGAGGATCAGCCCCGCAGCATTCACGCGCACGCTCGAGGATAAGAGCGCCGATGTGCGAGCGCTGGTCAATCACGATTCATCATTGGTGCTAGGTCGCAGATCCGCGGGCACGCTCAAACTGAGCACGGACAAAAATGGCCTTGGCGTTGAGATCTACCCGCCAGACACAAGCTATGCCAAGGATCTGCTAGCACTCATTCAGCGCGGCGATGTCAACCAAATGTCGTTTGGCTTTATTGTGCGAGCTGACGAGTGGACAATCGAGGAAACAGTGCGAGTGCGGACCGTGACAGATGTCGAGCTCATCGAGGTCTCCGTCGTCACCATTCCCGCATACCCGGACACCACGGTCGCGATACGGTCGCGTGATCAGTGGAGCGCTAGCCAACTACGGCTGAGCGTACATTTACGAGGCCGAAAATTGCTTATGTCGCAGCTCGGCTGCGCAGGGAGGATTGTATGAGCGTATCACGTCGCGACCTGCTCGCAGAGCGAGCACGTCTAGTAGAGCAGGCAAAAACCTATCACGAGTCGGCATCGACCCGTGAGTGGACGCCAGAAGAGACTGCAAAGGTGGATGAGATCGTTGCTCTTATCGCTGACCACGATGCTCGCATCGCGGCTATCGAGGCTGCAATGGCTGAGGAGGTCTCTGGCGAAGAGGCACCAGCAGAAGCACCAGCAGCAGATCCAGCAGCTCAGCAGCAGGCAGCTCGCGCACGTCTCAACGATGTGCTCAGCGCAAGCTCACGCCGCACTCGCCCAGCTCCAGTGGGCGTGCCAATGTTCACCCGCGACCTCGACGACAAGCGCGCTAATCGGGACCGTGAAACAGCTCTTTGTGGCTGGTTCTTGGGCAACGATGCTCGCCCTGAGCACCGCTCAGCAGCTCAGCGCTCAGGCCTCAACCTGGGCAGCAACCGCATCGTGCTGACTCGCGCCAACTCGACCAGCTCCAGTGCCGGTGGTTACACCATCCCGCAGGGATTTCTTGCCGAGCTGGAAAAGAAAATCGTTTATTTCAACCCATTGCGTGATGTTGCTCGCGTCATCCGCACCGAGAGCGGCAATAGCCTGCCCTTCCCGACGATTGACGACACTGGCAACCCCGGTGCGATCGGCGCGGAAAACACCGCACCATCCGCTACTGACATGACATTTGGCCAGATCATCCTCGGCGCATACCGCACCGAATCACTTGTGCTGCTCAGCAATGAGCTCCTACGTGACTCCGGTTTGGACCTTGCGACCGAAGTTGCTGGTCTTCTCGGCGAGCGTCTCGGCCGCAAAGAAGCCACCGACCACGCAACTGGTAACGGCACGACTGCTCCTCAGGGTGTAGTCACCGGCTCATCGGCAGGCGTTGCTGGCGCAACCACAACCACCATAACGTTGGCCAATATCATGGGATGCCGCAATGCCCTTGATTATGGCTACCAGCAGAATGGCGCATGGATGATGCACCAGTCGATCTGGTCTACCATCCTGCAACTGGCCGACTCACAGAGCCGCCCACTGTTCCTCGACCTGCTCAACGGTAACCAGCCACGCCTGCTCGGTTATCCAGTCATCGTCAACAACGCAATGGCCAGCTCAATCGCTGCCAATGCCAAGACCGTATTGTTTGGAGATTTCTCCAAATACTACATCCGCGATGCCGGTGACATCGAAATCATCCGCATGAACGAGCGCTATGCTGATGCCTACCAGACCGGCTTTATGGCAGTCCGCCGCTCTGACGCCAAGGTGGCTCAGTCTGCCGCGATTGTCCGTATCACTCAGCCAGCATCCTAATGTGGGGTAAGCTCATGAGAGTTAAAATACTCATCCACTGCGTAGGCACTCTCGTGAGCTACATGCCCGGTGAGGTTCTGGATATTATTGGCGATGACGCCCAGCGGCTCGTATCCGCTGGGCTCGCCGAGCCCTATCAGGAGCCAGCAGCACCGGCTCCACCACCTTTAGACATCGCAGACAATAAGCGCCGTAAAAACGTGGAGAAGCGATGAACATCAAGATCCTCGCGCGTGGCACGTCCGAGCCAGTAACACTGGCTGAGGCGAAGCTCCACCTGCGCGTGGACCTGAGCGACGATGATGCGCTCATCACTGCGATGATCAGCGCGGCACGTGAAATGGTAGAGCGTTACACTAGCCGCACCCTGATCTATACCGCATACCGATTGACGATGGATAACTGGCCCTACGACATCGAGCTGCCAAGGTCGCCTGCGATCGAGGCTGCGGCTAACCTGATCACGGGCATCGCATACATCACACCGCGGATCCGATACTACGACGGTGACGGCAATCAACAGACGATGACGTATGCCGCCAATGATTTTGAAATTTTACTCGACAACAACCCGCCGCTGCTTGTACTGCCACCAAGCGGCATTTGGCCGGTCACCTACCCGCTCCAGCGTGGCGCAATCGAGATCGACTGGATCGCAGGCTACGGCTCAGCAAGTACGGGCATACCGCAGCTCCTGCGCCTTGCAATCATGATGCTCGTTGCGCATTGGTATGAGCACCGCGAGGCAGTTGGATCGTTTGGCAGCGAAGTCCCACTGGCAGTCGATAGCGTGCTCAGGCTCTACTCCGATGGAGGGTATAGCTGATGCCCGCTGGCACCGTAGTAGGAGACATGCGTCGTCGCGTAGCCTTGCAGGCTGCGACCGATGCGCTCGATGACTACGGGCAGGCCATCCGCACTTGGGCCACCTATGCGACCGTGTGGGCCAGCGTTGTCTCGACTCCAGGCAGCGAGCCGCAGAGCGCTCTGATGCAGTCATCAGTCACGACCTACACGGTCACAATGCGATACCGCACCGATGTGTTGCCGATCCATCGCATGATCTACGGAGACATCACGCTCAACATCGTGGGATTAAGCACCGTTGAGGGTGTCAATAAACACCTGC